GATTTTAAGGATGTGAATGAACGAGCAGTAGTATTAAGACTTCTTCAAGAAGAATCATCCGTTGCTCTTATGATCGAAAAGGTCGATGGTTCAATGAGAACCATCCAAGCAACTTTAAAACCCGACATTTTTAAAGAACTTAATATGAATTATGAAATCAAAGATGTCGATTATGAAAAACCTCATCAATCCGTTTGGGATTTAGAATTTGGCGCATGGAGATCATTTCGTTGGGATCGTCTTCATAATTATGCAGTTGTTGTTGATGCGAAGGAAATTAATTTAAAATGATTACTGGTATATGTTTTGGTGCATTTGATATTCTTCATGTAGGACACCTTAATTTTTTAAATGCAGCAAAAGAGAATTGTGATCATCTAACTGTTGGTCTTCATATAAATCCTTCTCTAGAAAGAAGAAATAAAAACAAACCAATCCAAACAACATTCGAAAGATATACACAATTAGCTTCTTGCAGATTTGTCGATGGAATATTACCATATGATACTGAAGAAGATATTGAAAATATCTTAAATTTGTACAAATACGATAAAAGATTTTTGGGATCGGATTATATAAACAAAGAATTCACCGGCGAAAAAATATGTGAAGATCGACACATTGAAATTTTTTATATTCCAAGATTTCATAATTATTCATCCACAGAGCTTAGAAAGAGATTAAAATAAATAATGTTTGCTGAAGAAAATGAAATTTCCATCAATTCACAAGGTGGTACAGAAATTACCAAAAGAAGTATTGGTAAATTAATACCCGAAGAATTATCTAAAGAATTTCAAATAATTCCATCGAGAGTTAGAGAATTAGAAGAAGATAAAATTAGAGTGTATTGGGCACATGACACGTGGCAAGATCCAGAATCACAATTTTTAAAAGATGAATCTAAAAGAAATAAATTTCATAAAATTGTTTTTAGTAGCAATTGGCAAATGAATTCTTTTATTGATCATCTTGGAATTCCAATGGATGATAAATTAGCAGTTATTGAAACCCCATTAGAGCCTTTCGATTTAATTGAAAAAAGTCAAGAAATAATAAATCTTATTTATTTTTCAACTCCTCAACGAGGTCTAACTCTTTTAGTTCCCACATTTAAAGAATTAGCCAAAAAATATCCAAACATTCATCTTCATGTATATTCTAGTTTTGGAATTTATGGCTGGCCCGGTGCTGACAAACCTTTCGAACCATTATTTGAAGAAATGAATAATCATTCCCAAATGACTTATCATGGTACGGTTAATAGAGAAGATATCAAGAAGGCTATTAAAGAAAGTCATATTTTGGCATATCCTTGTATTTGGCAAGAAACCAGCTGTAGAGTTTTGATGGAATCTATGTCGGCTGGATTAATTTGTGTTCATCCAAATTTAGCAGCTTTATCTGATACAGGCGGCGGTTTAACATCTATGTATCAATTTCTTCAAGATCCAAATAAACACGTAAACTTATTTTATCACAATTTAGAACATGCTATTAATGTTGTTTTGAATGAGAATACCAAAGGTTATTTAAATTTTGTTAAACAATATGCCGATAATAGATTTAATATCGGTAAAGTTTCCCAGCAATGGTTGAATCTTATGCAAAATCTTCAAGAACAATATCCAACAGTAGAATCTAGACAATTCTCCAAACAAGAAATGCTTACATTTAATACCTCCATATGATAGTAACAAGCTCACCTCTTCGCTGTAGTTTTTTTGGGGGAGGAAGTGATATTCCTCAATTTTATGAAAATAATGAGGGAATGGTTCTTTCAACAACAATAGATTCTAAAATATACATGGCAGTTAATCGATGTGTAGCTCCTCATCTAAAAGTTATATATTCAGAATTAGAACTCGAAACTAATATTGAAAATATTAAACACAATTTAGTAAGAGAATGTTTAAAATATTTTGATCTAACTTCTAATATGGAAATATGTTCGTTTTCTGATATTCCAACAAAAGGAACTGGACTTGGTTCTAGTTCATCATATATAGTGGCTTTATTAAATGCTATCCATAATATTAAATATAATACCTCAATGAGTCCATACGCTTTGGCCGAATTGGCTTGCCATATTGAAATTGATAAATGCAAACAACCCATTGGTAAACAAGATCAATATGCAGCTGCATTTGGAGGTCTAAATATATTATATTTCGAAAATAATGATGTGTTTGTGGAACATTTATATTTATCTGATAAAATATATTATGGTCTCCAAGAAAATCTTTTTTGTTTTCATACTGGTATAAATGGAGAAGCATCGAACGTTCTTCAGAATCAAGTAGATAATTTAAAAAACAACATAAATATAGATGCAACAAAACAATTAGTCGAAATGACTAAACAATCTATTAACCTTCTCAAGAATGATAAAATAGATGATTTTGGCTCTCTCCTCCACGAATCTTGGTTAATTAAGAAAAGTTTAGCAAAAGATATTTCTAATTCCAATATTGATTTAATGTACAAAATAGCTAGAGATGGTGGCGCCTTGGGCGGAAAAATTTTAGGGGCCGGCGGTAGAGGATATGCATTATTTTATGTACAATCATCAAACAAGTTTAAATTTTTAGAAGCAATGAAAAATTATCAACAACTTCATTTTAAATTTATTAATGTGGGTTCTAAAGTGGAAATGAAAACATGAATATAAAAAATTATTTTGAATCATATAAAACACAATTAAATGATGCATTTGATACAATCAATCAAAATGATTTGGAAAGGGCATCGAATGTAATTATACAAGCTGCTCGATTAGGAATTCCAATTTTGGTATTTGGTAATGGTGGTTCTGCTGCGATTTCTGAACATTTTTCTTGTGATCATACTAAAGGTATTCGTCATGATACACATTTAGAACCTAATATGATTAGCTTAACTTCAAATTTTCCTTTAATATCAGCAATAGCTAATGATTATTCTTATGAAGATATATTTTCCGAACAAATTAAACATTATGTAAAAAACAACTTATATCTCCTTGTATTGGCAATCTCTTCTAGTGGAAATTCACCTAATATTATCAAAGCCTTAGAAACAGCAAAAACACATCAATTACAATCAATTGCAATTGTTGGTTTTGATGGTGGTAAAGTTCGTGAAAAAGGATTGGCTGATATTGTGATTCATATTGATGCAAAGAATTATGGAATTGTTGAAGATATTACTCAATCTCTATGTCATATTATGGCCCAACATATTAGATTAGAATATGGAGCTGCAGCTGGGTCAATTAAATTATAATGGAATATGATTATTCAGATACATTAACCAAAGTTATTCATGAAGAAATTGATGGATTGGGTCCTTGGTTATGGACTAAATCCGATTCTGGTTGCTGGCATATAATTTCTCAAGAATGGCCCAATCTTCGAAATATGTGGATAAAACATATTGACTCTTATAATGTTTGTATTCAAGCTGGAGGATGTTGTGGTTTATATCCAAAACTCTTTTCCGAAATATTTGGGAGAGTTTATACTTTTGAACCCGATCCACTATCTTTTCATTGTTTAGTTAATAATTGTCAAAGTGATAACATTTTTAAATATAATTCTGCTTTGGGTTCTGAAAATGAATTAGTTTCCTTAATAAGAGGTGGATATCCAAATAACGTCGGTGAAAATAAAGTAAATAGAATAGAAAATGGTACAATTCCAACATTAACAATTGATAATTTGGCATTAGATGCTTGTGATTTTATCCAATTAGATGTTGAAGGTTATGAATTAAATGCTCTTCAAGGTGCTTCTAACACAATCAAAAAATATAAACCAGTGATTAGTTGTGAAAATGGAAATGATGAAATTTTAATTTTTCTCAATAGTCTCGCCTTCTATATGGAAGTCGGAAGCTATGGAATTGGTGATGATCGAAAAGATGTTGTTTATAAAAGCCTTGACTTATAACTCATAATCGTCTAATGTGTCTTTAAGGAGAAATACACATGGCATATATTCATAAGCGCAAGCCCAAGAAAATGAAAATTGGGGGAGCAGCCCTTAAGATTGTAGAATCGAAAGGTTTTGGTCCCGAACCAGAAGCTGGATTTGATTATTCAAACAATTCGAGTTCATATACAGCAGCGTTGAATTGGTATTCCCGTTTTATGGAAGCCGATCAAGCTGTAGAAATTACATTAATTTCAATGAAAACTTTGGGTTACACTCCCAAGCAAATTTCAGCAGCAAAACGTTCGGGAAAGATTATGTTGACTGTTGGATCAATTTCCAACATGCTAGAACGAGGTTGTACACTTTCCGATGAAAGTATGGCTTGGTATAAGGCCAAACTGGAAAATGCAATTCAAGTTGGAAATAACATTCAAGAACAACGTATTGTCGAAAACAACGTTGTTAATCTCCAAGATCGTACAGCAAATAAAGCCAAGGAATTTATTGGCGATATTGATGCATATATCGATTATGTTTGGACGGGTTCTTGGGAAATTGAGGATTTTAAACCCCTCGAAATTTTCAAGGAATTAGATGTGAAACCCGGTCATATTAAGACCCTTGTTGAACATTATAATCGTCTAAAGAACGATCTTATTGAAAATTTGGAAGGTGATTGTGAAGGACTAACTCGATCTGAAAAAAAGGATCGAGTTACAAGCTACAATACCTCAATTTCCATTTACGATAAGCTTCTAGAAGCTTGTGTGACATGGACAAGGGGCAATGTAGTTGCCAAAAAGCCCCGCAAAATCAGCGAGAAGGCTCGAATTAAAGCTTCGGCAAAAGCGGCCAAAAAAGAGGCTGTGACAATTAGCGCCTTGAAATTTAAGCTGAATGATAATGAAATGGGTCTCGTAAGCATAAACCCAAAAAATATCATCGGAAGCCAAATCCTAATCACTTACAATACCAAATACAAAATTTTGACAAAATATGTTTCAAAGGAAAATGAGACCCTCGGTATTAAAGGGACCACGATTCTAAACTACGATGAAACGAAGTCAGAAGCTAAACGCACAAGTAAGGCTATGGTGCAAATTAAAGCCCTTGTGGGCCTCCCTAGAATGCAAGCCTCCAAGATGTTTGGAGCTATCAAAGCAACCGGCGTAGCCATCCCGAGTCGGACTGGTGAAGATACACTGCTTATCATGGGGGCCAAATAATATAAATATACTGTAATCATATGGAGTACCAAATTTATGACAGCCAATTCGGCGCTATTAGATCCAATCAAATTACCCAAAGAAACTAATATAATTCAGTTTCCAAAACACAAAATTATTAATAACAAATTACCGGAAAAGATTATGGAAAATCTTTTCGATATGAAATTAAGCGCCATTGAAGATGCATGTTCATTTATAATGCCAACTTTAATGGAAGCTTATGAAATGGCTGGTTTTACTATTGTCGATGATCGTAAAATTCTATTAGCTATAAATTTAATTCGAGCTTCCATGTTTGATCATTTTGATATTTGGCACCCCTTAGATGATTTTTGTAACGAACATGCAGAAGCAATTGATGAAATTATTAATGAAGAATCTATTGGGAATTTGGCACAGGAAGAATAATGATCATATTTGATCTAAGCAACATTCTTCACGTAAGTTTGTTCGCTGCTCGTAATGTAGAAAGTACATTTGACGAAAACAAACTCCGTGAAATTTTACTCAATATTATTCGAGCTACCAACGTAAAATTTAAAAAGAAGTATGGTCGCATTGTAATCGCTTGTGACAGCAAAAAGTCCTGGCGGAAAGAGCTATATCCCTTTTACAAAGGTAATAGGCAAGCTAATCGAGATAAAGGCGATAACGATATTGATTGGCCCAAGATTTTTGATCTTTTTGAAAATATCAAAATAGAATTGAGAAAATATACCGATTGGCCCGTCATCGAAATTGAAAAGGCTGAAGGGGATGATATTATTTACGTTTTGTGTAAAAATTTTAATCATCAACCCAACATAATAATTTCCGAAGATGAAGATTTCGCGCAACTTCAACGCCTTAACAATGTTTCTCAATATCTTCCTCTGAAGAAAAAACTTCTTATAATCGATGAACCATATAAATACTTAGAAGAACATATTATAGAAGGTGATAAAGTTGATGCTATCCCAAATATCTTATCGGTAGACAACAGTGTTGTTGATAAAATACGACAAAAATCTCTCACCAAAGAAATTTTGAAAGAACTTTTGACAACACCAATAGAAACATGGGATGGAGACCGAATTATAAATTGGAAAAGAAATAACACTTTAATAAATCTTAATTGTGTACCTCTTGATATACAAGAAGCCGCGATTGAAGATTTTAAAATACAAAGTCAAAAAAATGGAAAAAATTTATTGACGTATTTTATAAAATATAAAATAACGAAACTTATTGATTATAGGAATGATTTTAACTAATGCAAAAAGCCGTATATGAACTATTTGATGAAATAGATAACCTCCCAACAGATGAACATCGCATTTATGCGCTTAGACAAGCCGGCAATGGTCGCCTCCAAGAACTTTTGCGATATGTATTTGGTTCAAAAGAATGGGATCTTCCCGAAGGTGCTCCTCCGTTTAAACCTTGTGATGAAACAAATTCTCATGGTTATCTTTGGGCAGATATTAGATTGCTTTATATTTTCTTAAAATATTCAACCGCATTGACACCAAGACAAAAAGAATTTCGTTTTATTTCTATGTTGGAAAATATTCATCCAAAAGATGCTCAATTATTGATTGACATTAAAGATAAAAATTGGCAATATAAAAATATTACAAGAGAATTAATTGATTTAACTTTTCCAAACTTAATAGAGGACTGAAACTAAAAAGCTATGGGCCGAACTTTTCGTACTTATAACAAAGATAATGAATATAAAAACATTAAAAAAGCAAGAGAAGCTTCCAATCGAAGACATGAAGATCGTCTTCATTCCAGAGAAATATCAACAAATGTAGAAGAGGAAGCCGCTCCTCTTTATATCCCAAAATATAGAAAGCCCAAAAAATAATGGCTCGTACAATATATAAAACTTATGATTTACACAATACAATAGAAAATAAAGATATCAAATCGCCTTTATTTTCTTGGGATGAACTTATAGTTTATTTGAAAGAAAATGAACATTTAAGATTTCCAGAAACAAACGAATCTGAACTTGGAAGTCCCCTTCTTCATTCGGGTTTACCAATGTCCGCTTATAAAACAGATGGTGCATTTAGAGAAAAACTTCAAGGATTGAAAGGATTTTATAAAGGAAACAATATTAATATATAAAATTAAATTATGAAAGTGTGTGAACTTTTGGTTATGATTAATTTTAACCTAAAAAGGAGTGCTAAATGCGCCATTCAAATGCAAAAAAAGTTACCAATACTACAAAAAAAGTTACTAATAATATTCAAAAATGTAATTTTGAATTAAGACATATTCAACCAATTGGTTTTGCACAGAATAGAGCATTTAAGGAGTATGAAAAGGGTCAACACTTAACACTTCATGGTTATGCTGGATCTGGAAAAACTTTAATTTCAATGTATTTGGCCCTAGATTCAATCGAAAATAATGAATATACAAAATTAATAATTGTAAGAAGTGCAGTTCCAGTAAGAGATCAAGGATTTCTTCCTGGAAATTTAGAAGAAAAAGCTGCAGTTTTGGAAACACCATATCAAGCTATTTGTAATGATTTATATCATAGAGATGATGCATACATAACTCTTAAAAATAGAGGTACGATAGAATTTTTAACAACATCTTATATTCGCGGTATAACAATTAATGATGCTATAATTTTTATTGATGAGGCGTCAAGTTGTAATGAACATGAAATCTCAAGTATTTTAACTCGTTGTGGAGATAATTGTAGAATTATTGTTTCAGGCGATTATCGTCAAAGCGATCTTGAAAAAGATTTTGAAAAACAAGGATTTATAAAAGCCTTAAAAAGATTGAAAAAGATGAAAGAAGTTTCATTCGTTGAATTTGGTATTGAAGACATTTGTAGATCAG